TCCCCTTGCATTTTCAGAGATAGAGCCATTCCCGTCTGAGGTCTTGGCGCATCACTACCCATCAGTCCCAAACGTGGGCGACATGACCAAATTTAAGGAGTGGAATTTTGAGCACCCAGTTGACCTTCTTGTCGGAGGAACCCCTTGTCAGTCCTTTAGCGTCGCCGGGTTACGCAAAGGTCTTGAAGACCCCCGAGGAAACCTCGCCCTCGTCTATTGCGGAATTCTTGACCGCTTTAAGCCCAAATGGTTTGTCTGGGAAAACGTACCGGGCGTCCTCAGTTCATCTGGAGGAAGGGATTTTGGCTCCTTCCTCGGGGCGGTGGCAGAACTCGGGTACGGGTTCGCATACCGAGTGCTGGACGCTCAATACTTTGGAGTGGCCCAGCGACGCCGTCGTGTGTTCGTTGTCGGATGTCTTGGAGACTGGCGCAGTGCAGCAGCGGTTCTTTTTGAGCCCCACAGCTTGTCAGGGAATCCTGCGCCGAGCAGAGAAAAGGGGCAAGAGGTTGCCGGAACAATTGCAGCGCGCTTTGGAATCAGCCGCAACAACCATGAAGAGTGTGTAACTGTTACGCCGGACGTTGCAAAATGTCTAATTACAAAAACTCGCCTTGATTCTGAAACTGAAACATTTGTACCTTGCATCGCCCTTGCCGAAAACACAATTGGTAGACAACCACAAAACGGCGGCAATGGTGATGGATTTACTGTTGGTGGCCCAATGTACACGCTTAATGCGACGGGTGTGCATGGGGTGCCGCAGCCCGTTTACGAACTACATAGTCAAGACAGTCGAGTGACTGAATTAAAAGATGTTTGTGGGACAGTATCTGCTACATATGGCATGGGTGGTGGGAATGTGCCAGTGACTATTCAGCCGATTATCGGCGGCGTTGACTATGAAAACAACGCTCACGGACCTGATGACGTAACTGGTCCACTGCTCAAAGGATCGCCGACAGGTGGCGGCAGACCGCTTCCCGCTGTGGCGTTAGCAAACATGGCAGTCCGCCGCCTAACCCCAACCGAGTGCGAGCGCTTGCAAGGTTTTCCTGACGGACACACAAACATCCCGTGGCGCAAGAAAGACGACGCGCCAGACGGTCCTCGCTACAAAGCACTAGGTAATTCAATGGCCGTGCCAGTCATGCACTGGATCGGCAAACGCATACAAAAACAAAATCAACAGGAGACAACATGACATCGAAGCCCGTACCACCCAACATGATTGAAAGGGTCAATCGCCCTCATCTTTCAATTGCTCACTTCTTCAACATCGTCCCACGCCCTGGTTCTCTCGACGCATTGAAAGAACCCAGCAACATCGGCGGCAAGCTTTATTACCCCGAGGTCAAGCTTGATCGCGCGAAGGCAAAAAAATGAAAACGCACATAAGAAGAGCGCTGGCGCTCCTGCAAACCGGCCATGACTTAAACGTGCCCACTGCAATCGCAACTTTAAAAATTGCATTGGAGTCCGAGCCAGTCGCCTGGCGTTACCAGCACAGAAATGAATGGCACTACCTCGACAAAAATGATCCGTTCCCCACAGAGGGATGGGAACCGTTGTATACGGAGGCACCAGAATGACAGAAGACGAATCCTGGGAAGAGCTAGAGCAGAGACTAAAGAGAAAAAACCTCACCGAGTACTTGCAAAATGCTTACGCAGAGGCCTCTCGCTTTATTGAAGAAAACAAGAACGACCTTGGCACCATGACCTTGCGCAAGGCCTTTGAAATCGGATACAGGTACGGATACAGCGATGGCACAAATCCCAGAACCAAGTAAGAGCACGGCGCGAAAGATTCACTGGCTATACGAGCAGAAGAAAGAAGACCCCCGCCCCCACATGGGCTGCTCGGTCATCGGCCACAGCTGCGACAAGTACATCTGGCTCACCTGGCGCTGGGCGCTTGAGTCCAAATTCCCAGGCCGCATCAGGCGCATTTTTGATACCGGCAAGCGCGAAGAAGAGAGGCTAGTGTCCGATTTGCGTGCTCTGGGCATTGAGCTTTACACGACTGATGAAGAAAACGGCAAGCAGATTTCTGTAAACGCACACGACGGCCACTTCTCCGGGTCGGTCGATGGCATAGGGCGCGGCTTTGAAGAGGGTCCAAAGAGCTGGGCGGTGCTCGAGTGCAAAACACACAACACCAAGAGTTTTGCCGATCTGCAAAAGAAAGGCGTGCGCGAGTCAAAGCCCCAGCACTACGCCCAGATGCAGTGCTACATGGGGCTGCTTGAGATTGATCGCGCGATGTATCTGTCGCAGTGCAAGGACAGCGACGACCTCTACTCGGAGTGGGTTCACTTTGATCAAGACGTCTTCGACAATTACATGGATCGCGCCGGCCGCTTGATCAAGTCAAGCACCGCGCCGGTCAAGATTTCGCAAGACCCGAGCTGGTATGAGTGCAAGTGGTGCGACTTCTACGAGCATTGCCACGGCCAGCAAATTGCACAGGCTAATTGCCGCACCTGCTGCCACGCAACGCCTGAGAAGAACGCGGCCTGGCATTGCGAGGCGCACGGCAAGGGAATCACATTCCAGGACCAGCTCAAGGGCTGCGCCCAGCACCTCTACATCCCAGACCTGGTGCCGTTTGCCAGGCCCGTCGATGGCAGCGCCACGCACATTGCCTACAAGAAAGAGGACGGGACCGAGTTTGTGAATGGCTCGCTGCCTGGTCAGTTCAAAAGCACTGAGCTCGCAAGCATTGACCCAGCCATGCTGGGCGATAAGTTCGTCCAGGAGATCAAGGAGATTTTCGGTGCGGAAGTCGGACCCAGCATTGCCGACATGAAGGATGACCTGGATCTCGTCTATAGCGAGGACAACTCCCCCGAAGGCAAGAAGTTCAAGGCGCAAATTGAAAAGAACAAAGCGACCATAAATGCACTCAAGGCGATGACACGATGATGAGGACTGCGATGGCAATAGATCCAATTGAGCACTGGCTGCAGTGCATGCTTGGCCAAATCCAGGCACCAAAGGTACGGGGGCACCGTCGGTATGTTGACGGCACCTACGTCCCGGCCGATGAGGCATCGCGCAAGGTTGTCCACGAAATCGTCAAGGAACATGGGGAGATTTGCGCCCAGGACATTTTGAAGCTTTCAGGCTTTCAGAAGACGACGATCTACCGAGCTCTAGAGCAGCTGGTTCATGCCGAGATCCTAGACACCGTTAAGTCAAAGACACCGACAAAGAACGGTCGATACCTAAAGAACTACATCATCAAGAAGAGAACATCGCTATGAGCTACACAATCGGATTTGACCCAGGCCTGGACGGCGCCTTCACCGTCCTGGACGACAACGCACAGATAGTCCAGACCTTTGACATGCCGACCGTCGAGGTAAAGGTGGGCTCAAGCATGAAGCGCAAGGTCGCCCCCCAGGCGATTGTCGCGGAGCTGCAGCTGTTTACCCGCGAGCCCTGCTTTGCCGTGGTCGAGAGCGTGTCTGCAAGGCCTGGGCAGGGTGTGACCTCAATGTTTGGCTTTGGCCGCTCCCTGGGCGTCCTGGAGGGGCTCCTGGCGGGTCTGATGATCCCTTACCAGCTGGTGCCGCCTCAAACCTGGTCCAAGGCCATGAAGCTTGCGCCTGGCAAGGGGGCCAGCCGGCAGCGGGCGATGGAGCTCTGGCCGGCCCACGCCAGTGAGTTCAAGCGAGTTAAAGACGACGGGAGAGCGGATTCAGCCCTGCTTGCCCTTTATGCCATCCTGCACCGTTGAGAATTTGACAACATATCATGCTTAAAACTATACTAGAAACAGCAGTCGAGCTTGGGGTATCAAGCTCAACTGTGCGTCGATTGATCGACAAGGGCCAGCTGCCTGCCTACCGGATCGGAGGTGCATGGCGGCTGGATTTAAACGAAACCAAGGAAGCACTTAAACACAAACCCAAGGAACACGAACCATGTCTATATTCAAACGAGGGGACGTCTGGCACATCTACATCCAGACCGATCACCACACTGTTAGAAGATCGGCTAAGACAAGCTCGCGAAAAGCTGCGCAAGAGCTCCACGACAAAATCAAGGCTGATCTGTGGGAGCAGGAGCGCTTAGGCGTCAAGCCCAAGTACACCTTCGAGCAGGCCGCAGTCCGCTGGCTTGATGAGAAGGACCACAAGCGCTCGATTCGCGACGATATTGCAAAGCTTGAGTACTTCCGTATTCACCTGGGCAAGCTGACGTTAGACAGCATCACCCGCGATCAGGTTGTCGGGCTTCTGGCTGGCTTTGATACGCCTGCGACCAAGAACCGCTACGTCGCATTGCTGCGTGCAATTTTTCGCCGTGCGCGGGATGTGTGGGAGTGGGTCGATCGCGTCCCGGCTTTTCAAACGTATGTCGAGCAAAACTCTCGCGTGTCGTACCTGACGCCTGCGCAATTTAGCGACTTGGTCGATGCGTTGCCCGAGGGCCACAAGGCGCCAGCCGTGTTGGCCGTCTCCACGGGGCTGCGCAAATCAAACATCTACGGGTTGCGCTGGGACCAGGTGGATCTTGAGAAGCGTATGGCTTGGATTAATCCAGAGGATGCCAAGGCGGGTCGCGCGATCCCTGTGCCGCTTAACGATGACGCCTACAAAGCGATCAAGGCGCAAGAGGGCAAGCACGACGTCTTTGTGTTTACTGTGGAGCAGATTAGTTGGAAGGCGTGGCAGTCGGCGCTTAATAAAGCTGACTTGCCGCAGACCATGAGGTTCCATGACCTGCGGCATACCTTTGCCAGCTGGCATGCAATGGCCGGCACGCCAATGCATGTCATTCAGGAGTTAGGAGGCTGGAGATCAGCTTCGATGCTCCAGAGGTACGCTCACCTTTCTCAAAAACACCTGATCGAGCAGGCCAAGAACATCAACATCAGCACGAGTTCGAAGCCAAATCTGCGGGTTGTTGCTTAAAAAAAAGGGTGATTTTTTAGTTAAAAAAAGGGGGCTGTGAAGCCCCTTTTTTTCTGCCTAAAAACCACCTACTACACAAAAACTACACACGGCTTTTTTTGTTGCACCGCAAAAACCGCGTAAGTCCTTGATTTTATTGGCTCCCCGAGCTGGACTCGAACCAGCGACCTGCGGATTAACAGTCCTATCTATAATTGCCTAAGTAATTGATTTGTATGTGTTTTTGTGTTGTTTTGCGTGTCAAAAATAGCCAGATTTATGCACATTTTTTCTCAGTTACAACACAAAAACTACACACGATTTTCTAAGCAAAAACTGACATCGCTCCAGCGTACAGCTGCTGCCGGTGATCGATGCCGTGCGTGCCGCCGTTGATGCGCTTGGTCATGGCGACGATGTCGTTTGCGTCGGCCAAGGCGTTGAGCCCGTTCCTGGACCAAAACCACCCGGCAGAATCAGCGGCCAGCGCCGGCTCCGCGACCAGGTTGGGATCCACCAGGGCCTCGTTGTCGCACTGAAGCGAGAAGGCCGCGTAGTTGTCCTTGCCGGTCAATTGGATGAGCCCACGGCCGCGATACGTCCAGCCATCGCCGCTTGCCTCGTCGCCGTTGCCCATGCGGTCGCAGTAGGCACGATTGGCGATTTTCTCGGGGTTCCTGGCGTAGGCGGCGGCGATGTCGGCAGGGAACCGGCTTGGCCAGACGCGGGAGAGAGCCTCGGCGCTGTAGTTCAGGTTCTCGGTGACAAACTGAAAACCACCAGATTCGTGCGAGACCTGGGCAAGAAAGCCCGCCACGCGGTACGGCGTATTGATCTCAAATCGATTCATAGTGGCATTGAGCTGATCACACCACTTGTCGGCCATTGCTGGGCTACAGATGCCTGAAGAGACTAGCTGCTCTTTACTGATTTCCATTTTTACTTACCTCTTGCTGTTTAGAAATCCATTTCTGCAAAGCTACGAGCTTTGCTGTTTCGGCTGCACAAAGTTCAATAAGGGCAGGGTCGTCGGCGCCTCCATTAACGACGCCGGCGGGCTGGGGAACGGGGGGCAAGTTACTGCCACCGGAACCACACTGCTGCACCCGGCGAGTGTTATTAGAGTAGTGACTGCGAATAGCAGCGATACGAACTTCATACTCATCTTTGACCCCTTCTGAAATTAACTCCGCCGTCTTGACTGCGTTTTGGTTGGCAAGCTCTTGCGCTTTCCCAACGGCTGCGACTTCAGCCTGAAATTTCAAGAAGCGCTCATGCTCGTCCGCATAGCCTTTGTAGTAAGCCCCGGCGACAACAAGCACGGCAATGCCAATCTTGAGGTAAAGCATCGGGATCATTTAGGACTTTGCTCTTGAAAACCAGGCCTTTACTGCTTCGCACTTCGCCTTAAACCAAGCCCTGAGTCCTTCCAATTTTTCTTTCATTTATTTACTCCTTATTTTTGTTTCACCAACATATCGGCGACGATTGTCAGGACAGACCGTGCGTGATCAAGGTCAGGCTCGACCATCCATCCCGCAGTGATCTGGCCTACGAACTGCTCTTTTGCCGATGGGCTACTCACCCGACAGGTGTACTGCACGCCCTGGGATAAATAGAACAAACCGGCGACCGACTGTGGTCGCAAGTACTGGCCGCACGGAACTTCGCCGGCCATAAGCTTTACGACGTCGGCGTTATTGGTTGAGCTATTGGAGAAGAGCTTGACGTCCACTCCCTCGAGCGACTTCTGACGTCCACCGCCCTTGGTGTAGGCACGAACCAGGACGCGCTTATTCAAGATCGGATCGACCGTAAAGATCGACACGACCTCGGCGCCCGTCTCTTTAAAGATCATCGCGGCCGCATCATCGAAGCGTGAATCGTCGAGTTTTGGCATCTCTCGCGATTGAAGGTAGGCGCCAAGCATCACGCCTTGATTGGTGTAGATGAAATAGCCAACGAATCCGAGAACGCCAAGCAGCAAGACCACCAGGAGCTTGAAAGGGCTATCGATGTACGAGAGGACACTCATAAGAGTGTCCTTCGTGCTGCTCTGGCTGTCTTCTTGTTTCACTTATCTTTCTACGTTGTGCTTATCGCTATGCAGCGGTCAACACAATCTCCTTCCAGGTTGTCGTCGCCTCATCCCAGTCGTAGATCTTGCCGTCTTGAGGTCTTGCGACAGGCGCATCCCAAAGGCATGTGTCTTCGTTTAGCACCCACGACGCAAACGGCTGTGGCTTGATAAACGCATTCCGCACGCGGTCGTACTTGTCGCCAATGCACGCAAAGTTTTTTCGTAATGCTTTACTTTGATCGGCCGACGGCTGCATGGTTACTGCGTCGTAATGAACACCGCCTTTGGTGTTGTAACTTGTTTGAACGAACGACGCTGGGTCACCAAACAACCCCGTATTGATAGCGTCCTGCTCAATGACAAGCACCTGAATTACGGTGTCTGTTTCGTCTAGTTTTGCAAAGTGGGACATATTTCTTTTGCTCCTTTGTTTGCTTAGATAGGCACAAGAGTGCCGCTCGAGTTGAATTGGTGAATGGTGTAGCCACCTGAAGAGGTGACAGTGCCGCCGGTAAACTTCTGTGCGCCGAGGTATCTGAGGAATACGACGCCAGAGCCGCCAAGGTTCCCACCGCCGCCACCGCCGCCCGTGTTTGCTTGGCCGGGGTAACCAGCATTTCCACCGCCTCCGGGTGGGGCGACCCCCATCGTGGCGTAGCCGCCACCGCCGCCACCGCTCGCAAGAGTCAGTGTCGTGCCAGTGATGGTTGTGGTCTTTCCTAAACCACCATCTCCACCGCAGTGCGTACATTGGCTGTTACCGCCAACTCCACCGGCGCCGCCACCGCCCGCAGCGTTACCAAAGTCGGATGTGTATTGCGCATAGCCGCCTCTGTTTCCTTGCCCGGCTGTTCCGTTGCCCGGTGCTGCTACCTCTTGCGTACCTTGACCACCGCCACCGCTTCCACCATTACCACCCGGTGCATAGCCACCGGCAATAGCGGTAGCGATAGTTGCCCCACCAGAGACTGCAAGAACGCTGTTGTTAGCAGCTGCACCGACAGTAACTACATGCGTGCGATTTACGGCAATTACGCCGCTGGCTTCAAGGAAACCACCGGCACCACCACCACCGCCGCCACCGTGACCGCCGCCACCTTGACCACCGCCTGCGATAAGCAGATAGTCGATCGCAATACCGGGATCAAGCGTGCCGCTCGAAGTGAAGGTGTGAAGGGTGTCACTGCCAACAGTTGTGACCGTTCCACCGGCAAATTGCTGTGCGCCGGGGTAGCGAATACGAACAACACCTGAGCCGCCTGCTCCACCAACCCCGAAGTTTCCGTTGTAGCCTGCACCACCGCCGCCGCCACCGGTGTTTGCCGTTCCTGCGTAGCCGTTTTCGGGGTTGCTTCCGCCGTTACCGCCTCCGGTTGCTCCACCAGCTCCGGGGAAGATTCCGATGTCAGCTGTTCGGCCACCAGCACCACCTCCACCGCCATAAAGAACTGACGAGCCAGTGATGCTGCTTGCCTTTCCTGCGCCGCCCGATCCAGACGAGTAGTTGTCGACGGCGTTAGCGCCAGCTGCTCCAGCACCACCTCCACCACCTCCGCTATTGCTGGCATTGCTACCACCCGGATACGTTTGTCCAGCTACGCCTCCACCCGACGCAGCACCGACTTGCCAAGTTGCGCCATTACCGCCGTAAGCTGTGGCTACACCGGCAATCAATGAATTGGAGCCACCCGCTTGCGCTCCACCACCTCCACCGACGGTAATTGCTGTTCCTGTGGACAATGGGAAACTTGCCGTGCCGGTCAATACGCCACCCGCACCACCACCGCCTCCGTATAGGCTCGTTGCGCCGCCGCCACCTCCACCAACGATCAGATAAGTTGCTAAAACTCCAGACGACTTGCCGTGCAAGTTGTCCAAGCTAATAGCACCAGACGGCACTTGCGCAAGATTGCGAACGGCTGCATCGCCAAGAGCGATCTGAGCCGTCGCAGACAGCGACAGCTCGACGTTCACCTGCGACATCGATATTTGACCGCTTGCTGGTAGAGTCATTTCACTCCCCCTTTAATGCAGCAACCTCAGCACGCAGCTCTTTGATCGCTTCGATGATCGGTGCCACTAAACGCTCATAACGCACAGTTAGATATTGAGCATCAATTGGAGCGGGAGCGACAAGCTCTGGGAATACGGCTTGAACTGATTGAGCCGAAACACCAACCTCACGTTCTGCCTTGTAGCCGAGCGCCTGAGCGGTTTCGTTGGCCTCGTAGTAAAACGTGTCGATCGCGCAGATCTTGTCGAGTGCGCTCTCAAGGTTGCCGAGCTTGGTCTTTAAGCGCTCGTCCGAGTAGTACGCCGTGATGTTGCCGGTGGCGTATATGGCACCTGCGCCGGGATCTGCTGTTGTGCCGACAGAAAGTCCTAGCTGCAAACGCATGCGCTCGGAGACACCAGCGCCACCGTCTGGTGTTGTTGCGAATATCATCGCGGTGGGCATGTCGTTTGTTCCAGGAGCCGCGTTCACGGACGCGGTAATAGCCGCTCCCTGCAGGTATGCAGCACCGTCGTATCCACGAAAAATCAGGCTGCCAAGAATGTCGCCGTTTTGCACGACTGCACCAGCACGATCTTTCTCAAGAACAAGGTATCCAGCGTTGGCGTCGTTGGTCTTGTTGCGAGCGATCATCTGCGGGTAGTAGGCAGTGCTCGATGAGACCGTCAACGTGTCCCCACTGACAGAAAATGCGCCCGTCACATCAACGCCGTTAGACGTAATACGCATTTTCTGCGTACCTAAAACGGCAAAAGAGTAATCGCCAGCACCAGTGCGATACAAGCCGCTGCCAGTCTCGTTCACAAATGCAAGGCCTGGAGCGCTGACTGTGCCGTCAACGACACGCAGAGCTGCGGTCATCCCACCTTCGCCATCACGCGAGAGCGAGTCGGTCATTGCGCTGGCTAGATCGCCAAGCGTGTCATTAGCCCATGAGGACTCAATTAGGGTGCCAGTTACTACTGGGTTTCCAGCTGGCAGTGTGTAGGTGCCTGATGCGTTGCGTGGCATTTCGTTTCTCCTTTAATTTCCAACCGACATGCCGAAGTTGCGAAGCGCCGGCACAAGATATTGACTTCCGTATTGACGTATTCCTGCTTGACCAGGTAGGTCGCCCATCAAAAAGCGCTGCCCGGTTTTTGTACCAAGTAATGCAGTAGCGCCCATGTCGCCGAGGATCATGGGACCCCCGAAGCCAATAAAGGGAGCAAGCTTTTCTGCAGTACCTGGTCCGACATCTGGCAAGCGATTCCCGAGAACACGCTCGGCACGCAGAACCTCTGCTTGGTTCAGCGCGTTGCCGCCTGAGAATGCAGATTTGTTTGGTGTGCGATCACCTGCTTTGATTGAGTTAAGCATTTGCCCTGGGGAAACCATCTCGGCCTTCTGAGCTCCCAGGCTGGCATTAGCACGCTGCAGCTGGATGAAGCTTGCATAGGCCTTATTAATGTCTGCAGCCTGATCAGCAACCTCGGGCGGCAAGCCGCGCATACGCAGCTGTTCAATCGAACTGCGCAGATCCTTGAGGGCTTCTGCTGCCTCGGCATCGCCGCGGCCATACGCTGTCTTAATGCGGGTATCGAGCACATCGATCGCTTGCTTAACCGACTCTGGCCGTGTAGCTGCATGACCAAGCTGAGTGTTTACAAACGGCTGTCCGGACGCGTTACTGATTGGGCTGAGTGACGTTGTTGTCTCTGTGCCCTTGCGAAGGATGTCGTCTGCCTGTCTAAAAGCCGCTTCGACATCGTCTGCTATGCGCGGGAAGTAATTTTTAGTGCTCTCCAGAATGTTTGCTGTCTGGTTTGCATAGACGTCATCAACTGGTATCCCGCGCCCCTTGTAAAGCGCGTCGTAGGCATCATTAAAACGGCCGCGTAGGCCGTTAATAGCGTCCGAGCCAGAAAGCTTCACAGGGCTGTTTTCCCAGCGCAGCACGTTGCCGACGTCATCAAGCACAGGCTTGGGCGGTGTTGCAATTTCAGCCAGGCGTTTGTTAAAGCTTTCAAATGCCGAGCGCTCTTGGCCGCGAATGATGTCGCCAGCGATCGGGAGAACTTTGGCTCGCTCAGACAAATTGCGCACAAGGCCGCTGTCGGTGCCTTTCCACATCGGAACGAAGACACCGTCGTCCATCAGATGGCGGGCGTCAGGCGTAACCCTATTGGAAATCATGCCACCTAGAGTTTTTGTCAACGCTCGCCCCGCGACGTCACCAATGGCACCGCCTGCAGCACCGGCTATTGCACCGCCTACGCGATCGTCAGGCGTGGTGAGGGCGTTAATGGCACCGCCGCTAATCGCAGCCGCTCCGGTTGTGCTGCTTGGGATAAATCCAAGAGCTCGAGGCAACATGCGACCGCCAGCCTGAACGGTCTGCATACCCTTTGCACCAGGCACCAAGGTCAAGCCAACCTCGCCGGCGATATCTCCAGCAATGCCCCAGCCGCCTGCGTCTTTAACAAAGGCACGACCTTGCGCGACATCGTCAGCCATCTGCTTGTTTGATGGCATCGTTAGGCCGGTTACCTTGGCGAACGTGCTGTCGTTAATGTAATCGCGAACACCGTCTGGCAGGATGTCAGGCACAAGCGAGCCGACGCCATAAGCTGCGCGGTCAAAGGCGCTTTTTGCGCCCCCGAGCACCTTCATGACGGGGTTCATCTCTTTGACGTTGTCGCCGCCTGCGAACTGCGCAGCTTTGGCTGCTTGTGGGTTGGCATTCAGAAGCTCTAGCAACGCAGGATCGGTTACGGCACCGCCTCCTCCGTTGAGCTGCTCGAGCAATGCTGGATCGGTTACGGGTCTAACCATGCTTCACTCCTCGTACCACTGGCCACCACGATTAACGTAGTTCTTGCCGTTGATCGTTTTGCGTGTCTCGCCGCCAGCTGCGGGAGCTTGTGGTCCTGATTGAGGCGCCGGCATTGCCGATCGCCCTTGTGCGTCGCGAAGGACTCCAGAACCGTAGTTCTGTGTCGTGGAATGAGCCCAGTCGCGAGCCGCCTTGAGCTTTTGAATGACAACCTGTGGAGGGTCATCCTGGTTGGGGATGAAGGTGTTGGCGCGGGCCTGTTCGCCAAGCGAAAGCGCTGCACCGTAGAGGCTGCTGATTTCTTGCGCTGCCGAGCGCAATACGTCTGTGCGAGCCTTCATCGTCTCAGGTGGCAACAAAATTTCTGCTGCACGACCTTGTGCAAATTGTGGAAGCCGCGAGACGCCCTGGGCAACCATGCCAAAGGCTTCAGGGTTCTTTTCTACCTGCGCAAGAATCGCATCAGAGCGTCTTACCGAGCCAAGCGCCTCCTGCACGGCCTGCACGTTCTTGTCGTAGGTGCCGGTCGGGATAATGTTTTGACTGTAAGGCGTGTAGCTCGGACCATTTGGTCCGCTCTCAACAACGTAGGTTTGGCCGGTGCGATTGCTTACAACGGGCTTTCCTTCTGGCGTTCGACCAGCTTGCGTGAACGTATTCTCTGTGGCCAGTCGACGCAAAGCCTGCGTGTTCGATGTCTGCAGCGCCAAGTTGAGCGCTGTGTCCTGGCGACGTTGCTGACCTTCTTCTTCTTGGAACGGATCCTTGATGACAGTGCCGTCCTCAGTAAGCCAGCCAGCATTGCCCAGGCGCTGCGGGCCGCGTGCCTTAAATGCGTCCTGCGCTAGTGCGCCGCCCATTGCCGAAATGCGCTTGTCGCCGGCAAGCGAAGCTGCCAGAGCCATCGGAAGCATGCCAGCACGCTGCTGACGATCGGCAAGCAGCATCTCTTTTTGCTCAGGCGTTAGCTGCTGAACCGGCACGTTCTGCTGGTTAGAGACAATGAAGTTGTACACACTCAACGGATCTTCTGGGTTGTAGAGTCCTCGAGCATTCGGGAGCGCCGACTGGGGTGCCTGTGTTGGATCCATGTTTCTATTTCCTTGCGAATAGGAGGCCGACACTGCATTGGGCAATGCCGTTCCCATCTTTTTGCTGAATAACTCCATGATCTGCGCTTGCGTCTTGCCCTGCAGATGAGGGTTGGCCGCAATCGCAATCGGATCTAGGATGTCTTCCATCCGAGTGTCAGGCGCAGACTTCAAGAACTTCGGACCGCCGCCTTCACCGAAATGCCAGTTTGCGTACAGGCTCACCGGGTTCACATCGATCCCCTGGCCGGCCAGGATCCTTTCGTGCCGCTGCTTTAAGCGATCGGCAAAAGTGCGCTGAAGCTGGGGGTCGACCGCCCATTGATCTTTGGTGATATGCCGCAGATCTGGATGATCCTGCTGCACTTGCCTGAACGCCGCGTCAGTGAACCCAAACAAACCCTGTGCATCTGACAAGGGCGTGCTTGATCTAGCGTTAATGTTGCCGCCAGATTCTGCGTTCGCGATTACGTCAAGCAAGTCACGCATGTCTTAGTAGCCGCCGTAGTAGTCGATTTCGTGCGGCGTGTACGCAGGAATCTCGCGCCCGTTTGCTGGAGTCTGCGAAGCGACAGGGTATGCCTGAGCTACACCAGGTGCTGCGGCACCCGCCGCCGGTGTTCTGCGCAAAGCATCTGCGAGCATCTGTGCAGCGCTGATGCGTTGCTGATTGTTCTTGTCCATGATCGCGCCGTACTTGTCCATCAGCTGCTTGTTCATGTACGCGCCAGCGAGCTGCGATCCCATCTGAGACAAACCTTCCATAGGATCAGTGCGACCAACTACGCGGCCGTTGCTGCGCTCTTTGATCTGGTTCATCTGGGGCAGCATGTTTGCAAAGCGCTGCATGCCGCCCAGTGTGTTCATGCGCTCGCCTGGATCCTCAATACCGGCCATCATTGCGGCCTGCTCGGGGGTGAGATATCCATTCATTGGAATTACGCCGGCCATATCAAGCCTCCATCAGTAGTTTGTAATTAACCATCAAGTAGCCGTTCTGATGGCGCTTGACCAAGTCAGGACGAATCTTCTGCACTTCTTGAGCGATCGGGCCAATGTGCTCGGTGTTGCTGCCCAAGTACTTAAACAGGTAGAGCGGAATGCCTTGCGCTTCGCCGACGCGCTTGATAATTTTCTTCAAGCGTGAGTCAGAGAATGCGAACATCGCGGCGCTACCAAGTGAACCGCCAAGACCAAATAGACCGCTTGTGAAACTGTTCGCGCTTTGGTTCTGCGCGTTGAACGCATCCAGCTGTGCCTGTCCCTGCAGCTGTGCCGCCGGTAGATATTGCGTTGGCTGTGAGGCCGCTGCGCCGTTGAATTGCGGCATGCTTGGC